AGCCGCCCTTTTAAAGTTTGAAGGCTAGGCTCCAGGAGAACCAAACACACAACGAGGATCAGAAACACCAAAGCTATAACGCTCACGAGCTTTATAGCGGACGTTGCCTGTATCGAAGTCGCCTTCCATAGAAGTCCTAATAGCTGCTCGCTCAAAGTGCTTGAAGCCATTAGGTGCATCTGTTTTGATAAAGAACGCGTCTGTATCAGTAAGGAAGTTATTTACGACATAACCCTCAGGCAACATACCCATGTTGCGAAGAGCGTTAACATCGTTATCTGCGGTACCGACACGCATTGTTGATGCCATCAAGCGTTCAGCAACAAACTGAAGCGCAGAAGGAATAATCAACTTACGACCTTGCACAGCAATCTTAAGACCACGCTCATCAATAAACGCCGCGATATCAATCAACGACTGCTCAAGTGATGTTTCGTTAAGGTCTGCTGCGGTGCTGAGCTCGTTGCGGAACGTACCACCACCATTAGTCGGGTGGTCAGTAGCGCAAAGCTCTTTGCCGTCGCCGATAGCAAAACCGCTATCAAATGCGTTGTTTAGCACAGAAGCGGCCTTCACCTGCTTGGTGTTAGACATTGAACGAGCCAATGCACGAGTATAACGAGAGCTCAAGCGATCATAAAGGTTATCCTCTACAGCCTCTTCAGTAATCGCAAACGCGAGTGCAATAGTTTCGTGTGTGTAACGAGCAGTAAATGATTCGTTTGCAGTATCAAATGAAACTGCCTGACCCTCACCCTTGACAGGTGCGGCTCCGAATCCTGAAAGCATTACTTCTTCTTCGAAAGCCCGATCAGAAGTTTCGGTTTCGAAGATTTCAGTGTGCTGGTTTTCGTAACGGTCATACTCCATACCGAAAAGAGCGTTCAATCCTGGCTCTAGTTCTTTAAGGAGTTGGGATCTTGCAATAGCCATATCTAATTACCTCCTTATAGACCAGTGGTTGCAGTATGGAATGGTAGATTCAACTTCACTAGGAGTACAACTCCTGCTGAAGCGTAATCAATTCCCTCGACGTCTTTGATTCCTACAATACGGAAGTTATCCGTAGCAGTGGTAGCACCAGCAGTAGAAACCGAAATTTCTCCAGAGGAAATACCATTTGCAGTTTCAGAACCAAAGCCAGTGCCTTCTGCATTTGAGTGAATCAAAGCAGTTGCAGTTGCAAGATTAGTTAGACTTGCATCAGCTTGACACTCGTATACTTGATGAGGATCATCGTATACGAACACAGTTGCTTCTGTGCCTGACTTCAAAGAAGCCGTTCCAGGATATTTATTATCAAAGGTTGGCGTACCATCGAGTGCAGTATACTCACACCCTGCCATAACACCTAGGATTGCCACCGAACCACCGTCTGCTGCGCTTACATCCACGAGACCGTTAGTAAGAGGGATCACCATATCACCTTGATGGATTGCTGATGATGAACCTGCTACACCCGGAATCTGTACTTTGTAAGGCGTCAAACCCATGGAATTGGTGTTTTGGCCTAGTTTGTTATGAGGACGCAAACCAAAAGGCGAATCAGTATTTGCCATGATTTTAGTCTCCTAACAATTATTCGGATTTGTCTCCGCTTCCGAAAGTTACACGAGATTGCCGCTCAGGTTTACTGATTGGCATGGATGGATGTTGTTCCCTCATGAGATCATTATCAACAGCGGTCATCTGATCTCGCGTTGCATTGCGAAAATAAGAAGTACGCTGATTTTTTGTCTCTACAGGGAATCTTGCGAGTACCAAACCACCAACCCCTATTACACCAGCATGTTTACCATCCTGGACAGTAGGAGCTTCAAAATCTGGGTA